CCTCCGCCCTCACGGGCCACTCAGTCGGAATCCACTTGGCATTGCCAAGTTTCCGATCAGCAGTTGCCCCTGGACCATGCACAGGAACGAGCGTTAAATCTCGTACCTCGCATTGAACCTTGTAAAACAGGTCGCTGTATAGGAGAGTGCGAATGCGACGGAATTGATTCCTCCGTCGTTCAGCTTCCGCTGTGGCGCTAAATAGCACCTCATCGGACTCCTTAACTTCCTTCTCACACTCGATGTATGCCTTGAAGGCCGATAACTCCCTCTCAGGAGTACACGGCCTCGCCACCTTACCAAACATCAGAGTAATCTGACGTACGGCCCAGATGGCGTGCAAGTTCGGCTCATCGAGCAATCGACCAGTAACGCGGTCGAAGACAAGCTCAAGGAAACCCGAGAACAACTTCGGGAGACCGCTTGTAAAGGAAAATCCTTTAAACAAGTCGTGAGTTACCTGCCCGTTGTCAAGAGCTCTTTCGAACCCCTGACAATACGCAGGTAGAGTGATAGTCAGAAAACTATCACCCTCGTCTTCAACACGACGAGAGATGTATTCTAGATCTCTCGTGACGCTGGTGTCGCACCAACGCCCTACATCGTAGAGCGCTTCTCTCAAGATCAGCATAAGGCTTTTCATCAACTCGTCCCTTCCGGGGCGTAGGTGAATCCATAGCTTTTCTGATCGCTAGTGGACCTGGATTTCTATATCCAGGCCCACCCTACAGAGGAGCGTTGCTCCCCTCCCCTGTACATCACTGGCTTTGTAAAGGCCAGCCGCAGAAGTGGATTAGTTCTCTCCACCAAGCAGCTTTGTGATGTTCGCGCCACTCGTAGCCTGCAAGTTGGCCAGGAAGCCGTCAATGACAGCCTTCTGCTCAGCGATCGTGTAACCGACCTTAGGAACATCCACAACAAGGTAAAAAGCCATGTTGTACGGAGTGTTCTGGGCCGGGAACAGCGGATCGGCAGCGTACTTCGAGTGGTCGATACGGATCGTCCGACGGTTGCGCTTCCCGTACTGGGAAGACACAGAGACGCGAATACTGCCATCGTCCTTTTGGAACGAGCCAGTGTTCTGTCCTGACGCGACTCGCGCGAGCGAGTGCGCCGTGCCGGAGATCGTAACAGACTGGGGATCTGCGAACATGAAAAGCACTAACCTTTCGAGTTGGCCGACTGGAGTATGTTTGTATCCAGTCAGCGGATGCCTCCTACACCGTCTTTAGTGTAGGGTGTTCGGAGCCTTGGTTAATCCAAGAGAACCGAGAATGCTCCATTGCCTAGCAGTATAACTGTTAGGGTTGGAGCTGAATCCGTAGGGATTGGCGCGTAGTCGAGTTGTGGATTCATTCACATACTGACTAGGCCAACATTGTGGGCCATAACCATTTAGGTTTGCCCCAGTAATGTCGATGTGGTGTACGTAACGAGCTTTACGTGTTACGTAACCCCATGCCAATACAAGCCCGTCGGAAGCAAGGGACTCGGCGTTCGAAAGAACATTGCCGAAGTTCCAGTGCCAATCAGCGAGCCATGACCATGGCGCAAGGTTCCAGACCACTTCTGGTGTGAGCTTGAAGCCAAACAATCGTTGGGCTTCAGCGGCACGTCTACGCAACCTGCCCCAGGATTCAGAATCCGAGGGCAATTTGTACATGAACGCGCCGGAGAACCTGTAAGATTCTTTCTTTACAAGGTACTCACTCCTGGAACCGTTGCTCCCCCCTGTCCCGATCCAGCATTTGTTTACTGCTGACGTGTTGCTCGGAAGAGCCGCACGCCCCGCGCTCCCCTCATAGAGAGGAACAACGGTGGTCGTTTCAGGGAATTGGAAGGATCGACGGATAAGTCGACCTTCATCTCGCGCAAACTGGTCAAGGATATCCCCTGTACTTACAAGGGTCTTGGCCATGTCTTGCACAGCACTAGCGAAGGGAAGCCAGCCGAATTGGATGGCCAGATTTTCGCCTGCTGCGACTTTGTCCGGCCGCTTCGCTTTGTAGCGAGCTTGCCGTAACTCAGATCGCAAAAGCACGCGTTCATCTGTCACCACTCGGCCGAATTCCTTCGTGTGGGGTAAACCCTCACGATAGAGCTCTGCGAGTGTAACCGCGAGATCCACGTTAGGATTCGTGGGACGGCAGGCGTTAATAGCCTGAGTACCATACCAGCTGTTAATGGCTGGCGGGTCAGTTCCGTACCACGGAGAAGAACCGACTTGATAGGCCGATGAATGAACTACCGGTCCATCATAGTCGACGGTGTAGCCATCTACTCCTACACCCAAGTTTTGTGTTCGCACCATCCGATGCAAACTGAACTTGGTAGAAGTAGAAAAGCTATGCCCGCGATCGTAAGGACGATCAGCCCCGCTTGCATCGTGCTGAGAACGATAGATGGAAAATCTATCGCCCGCAGACGGTTGCTTACGGAGGAGAAAATCCTCTTGATCATCTTCTAGCGTCCTTTCCTGTGGCGGACGACCAGTTCGATAACTGGTCGTCGTTTGGATGGCTTTGTACGTACCAACTTCGTTAGTCACAAATGAATCGTGATTTACCGAGCCCACTACTTTTGTGTGGGCCTCCCACCGGTGTTCAACCGGAAAGCGAGAGTTGGTGTACGTGCCACCCATGGTCATTCCTTCGGTAGAGCGTCACCCCAGGAGTTTTCTATAACTCCCAGGGGGAAGGTGCTGCTTTAACACCGACACCATTATAGCGTCGGCGGGGGCCTTCTGGGCCCC